ACGGTTCGTGGCATGCGTACCACAAAAGAAGCTGCGGGCGTCCTGGGTTTCGTTTGTCAGGTTCCATCCACCGCTGATTTTCAGCAGGCTTGTCTTCGACGTGCCGCTGGCGCTCACCGTCTGAACGTGCGTTGCTGCTGCTGCAGGAGCGCCATAGTCATGGAACCCCATCTTATACCCAACAGCGTTTCCAGAGGTCCCAGAATAAACATGGCGCAGGGTGATGGTGGTGGAGTTTAAAGAACTGACTTCATACCACATTCCATCATCAGCGTCCTTGCCGATCATGTCCCCGGCGGCCAGCTCGCCGGTCAGATCATCGCTGGTGCCAACCGATGCTGAGTTATCAGCCCAGGTCAGCGTCCCGGTCAGCGCCGTATGCGCCGGACTCTTGGCAGCCCGCACTTCATCGCCACCAGACAGTCCGGTTGAGGCTTTGGTGATGGTCTTGTACGGATTTCCAGCAGAGCCGTCGCCGGTATCATCATCTCCGGTTGTCCAGCAGCAGTAGACTATCGCCATGGTTTAAAACTCCCCGACCGGCCCGAACACCGCGATGCCCAGGCTCGACCATTGCACCAGATAATCGACGCCCGCCGCGCTCACGTCCGCCGGGGTATCGTCGAAAAGCACATAAGCGAACAGCGGCTTGACTATATCCGCGCCGCCGCCCGGATGGGTTTTGGTCGCATCGACATAGATCACGCCATAACGGAAGGTCTTGGTCAGCGCCGTGAAAGTTATGTCGTTTGCATCGAACGTCGTTTTCCAGGTGGACCGCGTCAAAGTCTTTCCCGTCAAAAGCGCCCCGCCGGTCGTGTACCCGTCGCCGTCCGCCACTTCATGCGCCGACACATCGCCCCAGACCGCGTCCGCGTCCAGATCCGGCACATAGCCGCTATCCACCAGGGCCAGCCGGAAGGTATCGGTCAAAAGATTGATCACGCCCCGGTTGCGGTTCAGCCCCGCTTCGTAGTACTGATGCATCACCTGGGCCATTTTATGCGATCCTTTCCATCACCAGCGCCTCCAGCGTCGCGCGCCCGTTTTCGACCGCCCAGCGGCTCGGCACGGCGGAAAAAACGCCGTCATCGGTGCAGATCCGTATCAGGTTATACGTCTTGACCATCAGGGCCAGGAACGCGCCCACAAGCGGGTTTTTCGCGTCCACGGCCAGCTCCCAGGTCAGATCCGCCACCGCGTAACCCGCATCATAAACCACCGCCGCGCCGTCCAATGTCTTTGTACGCGTCGCCCGCCGCGCGCCCCGGTTGATCGCCTGACGCGAATCGGGCAGCAGATAAAGCGTCCGCGCGCCCAGGGGATCATATTCAAACGTCGATATGCCTACAGTTCGTCGTGTCACGGCTTAAATCCCGAATAGCATCGCGTGGCCTTCCTCGTTCACGCGCATTTGTATGGCCGCCAGCACCTCCCACATGAACGCCTCCAGGTGCGGCTGCAACCCCGCGCCGTCGATCTGAATCAGCGCCTCTCCGGCGTCCAGCGCCCGGATCTTGGCCTGCATATACTTGATCTGCATATCGATGAGCTTTTCTTGCATGGCCAGCTCTTTTTCCCGGTTCCTCATCTCCTCGCGAATTAAATTCTCCATGAGGACGGACTGGGTGTAGCTCAGGTCGGCACCCGAAATGGCGTCGATTGCCGACGTGATGATGTCCGCCGAGGATTGCAGCCCCGCTGAAATCGAATCGAACGCCGCCGCGATTATCTGCGCGTTTGCTTCGACCTCCGCGATGTCGAGTTTGGCCTGCCACTCCACTGATGTCTGCATCAACGCGAGTTGGCCCTTTAACCGCTCCAGCTTGTATTCGTCCGTCTCGACCTCGATCACCGCCGTGCGCGTCTCCGCCACCTTATCGATCGCCGTCTGCGTTCCACGGATCGTCTCGATTCCCGGCTCCGCATCGACCTTGACCACCTTTTTCTCCGGCGCCGCTTCATCGATCGCCGCCGCCGCGTTCGCAATCGACGCCCGATCCGGGTCCGCGATCACATCGACGCTTTTCTCCCCCTTGATATGCCGCTCTAACTCCGCCCACGCCTCGATAAAGCTCTGCGAGTCCGTCGCCAGCATGAGCTTTGTCATGATCTCCTCGGGGATTTGCTCGATCTCCCAGCCCATCTCCGCGAGCATGCGCATCAGATCTTCATGCCGTGTGACAAGAAACTCAACCCGCTTTTCCTCCGGGATGTCTTTCAGCTCGTCGGCAAGGTTTGCAACGTCCCGCACCATCCGGTCAAGGTAACTCGACGTTCCCGCCGCGCTCTCTCCCAGGCTCTTTGTATCGTCCGCCGCCGCTTTCGCCGCGCCGCCGTAGTTTTTGAACGCGTCCGTCAACTGCTCGCCAAGGGTCCGGGTTTCCCACAGATTCCAATTCGCATGGTCCGCGATCTCGCCCAGATCGGTCAGAGACTTCTGCGCCGGATCCAGCCCATCGATCACCATCCTTGCCGCCACCGCGCCGACCAGACCGAACTTTTCAATGAGCATATCGAAAATCTGCGCCGATCCGAGCATGTACCCGATATGCTCGGCAAAGCTGGCCAGCGGCCCCTCCGCGCGCCCGAACTCCTCTATTAACCGCCCGATCGCCCCGAACACCGGCTGCCACGCCTCCAGGATGCCGGACGTGATATTGTTGAGCGTCGTCCACGCATTGATTATCTTCTGGATCGCGGCTTCCAACCCCTCGGCGGTGCTCAAGTCCTCGGGGAATATCGCCTGGAACAGCGAAAAAGCCTGGTTTTTTAACTTCTCCAAACTATCAATGAACCCGCCCCACTCAATCCCTTCCAGTGCTTCAGGGAGGTTCTTGGCGATGTCATTAAGGGCCTTTTGTACATCGGCACCAAATACACCTATGGCATCGAAAAGGGGATCGAAAGTTCCTTTCTGGATCTCGCTTGCCAGGGTGCGGAAAACATTCACCACGCCGTCAACGGCAGGCTGGATTTGCGTTGAAGCCGCCTGCCCTATTTCGATGGCGATCGCCTCAAACGCAGACTTTAGCGCCCGCAAAGCGCCGCCCATGCCGCTTTCCATTTCTTCTGCGACCTTGGTGGCCACTCCGCCCAATGAGTCGATCTTGTTCTCAAGGTTGACAACTTCATCCGAACCCTGGATCAGCAGCGCCGCCAAGGCTGGACCGGCACGCTTGCCGAAAACCTCCATCAAAAGAGCGGCCCGGTCTGCCGGGTCGGGGATCTTTTCAAGTCCTATCCTGAGTTCGGCGATAATCTCGTCCATCGGCCGCAGATTGCCGGAGGCGTCCTTGACTTTCACGCCAAGGGCTTCAAAAACGTTCGACACGTCCTTGGTATTGATGCCGAGCGCAGCAGTATCAATGCCGAGCTTTTCAAATACTTTCGACGCATCCTGGGTCGGTGAAACCAGCGTGATAAGGATATTGCGCAGCGCGGTGCCGCCCTGCTCTGCCTGATACCCGGCATTGCCCAGCACGCCGAGTATGGCGGCTGTGTGCTCGATCTCGTACCCAAGCGAACTTGCCACCGGGCCAACGTATTTCATCGCCTCGCCCAACTGCGAAAGCGACGTGTTGGAGTTGGTGAATGTCGCCACCAGAATGTCGTTGACGCGGGTAAGGTCTTCGACTTTGATGCCGTACCCCGCCATTATGTTTGTCAGCAGATCCGCCGCGCTCCCAAGGTCCATGGCGGCCGCCTGGGCCAGCTTTAAGACTTCCGGCAGGGCGACGATCGAGTCCTCGAAAGAAAACCCCGCCAGGGCCATAAATTCCAACCCCTGCGCGACTTCGGTCGCCGTGAAGCGGGTCGTCGCGCCAAGCTCTTTTACTACACTGGTAAGCTGGGTGTACTGATCCTCGGACAGGTCCATGATGCCTTTGACCTTGAGCATCACGTCCTCAAACTCGACAAACTTTGCTATGCTGTAAACCAGAGTGCCAGCGGAAAGAGTGAACAGCGCCGCCTCTGTCTTTAAAATATCATCCGCAAGTTCCGCCATCGGCCCAGTGACGGAACGCACCGCGCCCTCGACCTGATTCAGCCCCTGCTGCACAGCGGAAAACGCCGCGCGCGATCGGTCGTCGCCCTCAAAGATAATCGCTATGGTTCGTTCAAGGATCGTCATCGGTTGGCCTTTGCTGTGCTATCGCGCTGTTCTTGTATCTCCTCGAAAAAGAGATTCCACAAGCCGCGCTCGACATCCGTCATGCTACCGACCGGGAACAGGTCCGGCCTTAACTCAAAGAGGCATTTTCCCCGCATGTGGGCAAGGTAGAGGTCGTGTCGGACGCGGGAATCTCCCCACAACCTTTGGGTTCCCCCGACACCGCCCCCTCCCCGGTGGCGCGAAGGATCGCATCGGCGATAAAATGGGCGGAAGTGGCAAAGTATTTGAACAGCTTTAGCGCCATCTGCCGGTCCAGCTTCGGTTCCACCGTCCCGGACACGACGATCTCGACCCGCCGCGCCAGCTCCTCCGGAACCCCGCCGAAATGCTCCTCGATCGCCTCCGCGATCGCCTCGCCCTGACCGGACAAAAGGCGCGACGCGATGGACTGCAAGTCTTTCATCTTGCCCACCGCCTCGCGAACGGCATAGAACTCCTCGCCCGTCAACCCCCGGACCTTGAACACCGGCTCGGACCCGTCCGCGAACCACGCGGCCAACTCCGGCACCTTAACGTCCGCCGTGCGCGCACTCAGGCTCGCACGGCGGAATTGCTCCAGATCAAACGACATGGCCGCCCCCGGTTAGCTTTCCACTTCTATGCTGGTCGCCTCGGCGCTGATCGTACAATTGGCAATGATCGAGTTGCCCGCCGGAAACTGCCGCGAGATCCCCAGAACGCCCTGGGTCAAAATGTACTCGTCACGGTAGCGGTCCGGAAGGAATTTAAACCAGAGGTTCTTGTCCTTGTGGCTGATCAAGTTGTCGATCACGCCGCTGGAAAGCCGCGCTGAAAACGACCCCTGGCCCAGGGTGGCCGACCGCGCGCCCACCGCTCCGCCATAGATCGGCGTGCTGGTGACGCTGTGCGTAGTTTCCGCCGGAACGAAATCGCTGGCGTTGGGCACCTCCGCATAGATCGGCGTGTAGTAGGCGGCGTACACCTTGCGCCGGGTAGGCCCGACATGAATCGCCGCGATGCTGGCCGCAAACTCGATCTCACCTTCCGCCCAATCTTCATCCCATACCGGATAGTCGCTCCGCTCCTGGTGCGTGCCGGGAACCTGAAAGATCTCGGCTTCGGCAACGGCCGCATCGGTTATGGAGGTGAATCTCACCTGGCCGACCTCGACCTCGTTCGCCGGGATCAGCGGAGGAGCCCCTGCAGCGCCCCGCGTCGTCGCGAACTCCGTATGGTCCACCCCAGCCTCTGCCGCGAACACATAGTTCGGCGAATCGAACTCAATCACAACCGATGTGATCCTGTGGGTGTCCGTGGTCACACCCCGTAACATCGCTAAGTCCGCTTTCGCCGCGACGCTTCTCAGCACGCCTCCGATGTATGCCGTACCCGCCGAAACATCGACAAGGTTGTCGGTCCCTGATACTGCCGGGGTAATCACGCCGCCCGTCAGAAGTCCATCAGGGCGCACCACCGGCTCCTTGCCCTCGTACCCGCTCCAGTTCTCGTCCGGGCTGGTCCACTTCACGCCATCGCCCCCGTCGGTCAGCGCCGCCATGGGCACATAGGTCTGGCCAGCCTCGTAATAGAGGATCGCATTTGCTGCTGTTTTAGATCTCGCCATTGTCTTTCCCTCCGTCTAATTAGTGTATGGATCGCCCGCATTGGTCTGGTATCTGACCTCAACCGTGATGCCCACATGAAGCAATGGCTGGCCCGGTTCGTCGGGGTACTGATCAATCCCGCCGCTTCTATAACGGACATCATCGGCATAGTCGTTTGTCAGCCCGCCGTGCTTTACCGCCGCGCCGTTTTCCTCCGTCTCTTTTCCGAACACGCAGGCGATCAATTCCCCGAGTATCGCCTCGCCCAGATCGGACGGGTTCTGCTCCACGATCCTCTCCAGGCAAATAATGTCAACGGGCATGGTCCGCTCGTCCATGCCGTAATCCGTTCGCTGGTTCTCCTCGACGCGCGGCAAAATGGTTATGATCGGCGGCGGGTCCACGTCCGGATCAAACCGCTGCACGCCCCGGTAAATGGTGGGCTGCCGCGACGCGATGGACTCGAACGTGAACGCCTCGAACAGCGCCACCATCTCCGCAATTATCTTTGCCCTGATCGTCAACTCCATCTTTCCGCCCGCCTATGCATACTGCCTCATCACGCCGTCCACTTCGGTCGCAAAATTGACTTTTAGCCGCTCGTCGGCCTGCACCTCCAGCTTGCGCCAGTTGTGCTCCGCGTTCCAAACGATTTCCGGGTGCGGCCCATAGAAAACGTCGATCGTCGCCCTGCTTCCCGCCTTTCCGCCCGATCCCGGCGGGCCATAGCGCCCGTATAAAGACTCATGCTGCCCGCGCGGCGCTCCGGGACGCCGCATGACCATCTCTTTTCCGCTGTTGCGCGCGGCCGCCTTGAAAGTCCTGGGGATCAACTGCCGCCCCGTATCCTTGCGGATGTTGACTGTGACCCCCTTTTTCGTCACGTTCGTGCCGATGAAATCGGTCAAGTGCGTCTCTTTCCCCGTCGATCGCACCGCCGCCGTCAAATGCGACCACGTCGCCCTGTCGATCGTAATCCGCTTGCGAACCTCCGCCGCCTTAAACGAGTAATCGTCGCGCGCCATCGCCACCATGTTTGTGCGCATGTTCTCGCTGGTCGTGTTCAACGCCCGCGCGTATGCTTTCGGAAATCCGCTTTCGATCCCGTACAGCATCACCCGCGCAGATTCCACGTCGCTCTCGTCCAGCTTGACATTGATCGCCATAACTACACCTGTATGGTTTCTTTGATCAGATCCACTTTCCACACGCCGCCCGCCGATACCGGGTAGGCACTAACTTTGCACGTCACACCCCGGAACACCACGGCATCGCCAGCTTTTGGCCTCGCAACGTCCCGCGCTGACAGATAGACAGAAAAGAGCGGCACCACGAACCCGGGCGACCCCGACGATTGCTCCGACACTTCCGCCTCGACCACTTTGATCTCCGCGCCCTTATAGGTCGCGGCTTCGGCAAACTCGTCCGTGTTGAAAAATACAGGCTCGTCTATGACAAGCTGCTCTTTGAAGGTTGTCATTTACTTTTTCCGCTGGCGCTTTTTAGCCTGTGGCTTCTGGGCGACGACCGCCGAAAAGCTGGCCGTGGCCGTTTTCACCGGATCCGGTTTCGCCGGGGCCGGGTCTTTGTCCAGACACTCAAGCCGCCCGAGCACCATCTTTTCCGTTTCGTCAAGGCTGATCACTTCCCCGGCCTTGAACTGCAACGGGCCCGTGATCTCGAACAGACCATCGGCGACAGGGCGCAAATTACGCGCCCTTGACGCCGCCTGATCTCCGGACAACCCGATGCGGCCACAGAAAAAATCAACGGTTTTCGTTGTCCTGTAACGCTTCATGGGTTCCCCCCGCTAGACCAGAGTCACGAGGCAAGCGTTCTGCCAGTATCCGTACCCGACATTGCGCCAGCTATCGATGCCGTATTGATGCGCATCGTTGTCGAACTCATACTCACTGCCGTACCCTTTGGCCTTGATCTGAACGCCCTGCTCCTCCTGGCGGATGAACGCCCGCACGTTGCTGTCGGTGCGGAAAACGGCAAACTTGGTGGTCCATGTGGTAAGCCGCACGTTGGGAACGCACTTGATCGAGAACTCTTTTTTCATCTCGGAAAGCGCGGCCTGGGAAGCTGCCACCTGCATCGGCGTGGCGACGGCCTGGATACCGACATGGTAAAAAGTCGGCGGAACCATGACCAGGAAGCTGTTGGCGTCCTCGTTCATCGGCTCGCCCTGATCGTCCTTGAACTTTACGATCGCCTCGATGCCCTTCATAATCGACCACTGCATATCCTCGACCGACGGCGCCGTGGTGGTGCCGGTCTTGGTCAGCGGCATGACGGAGATGTCCACCGTGATGTCGTTGTCCTGGGTGCCGCTGGAGCCCTCCGCGTGATCGGTGTCAAAAAAATACTCGCCGTCGTAACAGACGGTATCCTCTCCGGCCACGATCAGGGTGGACAACAGGCTCGCCCAATGCGCATTGGCCCGGCGCGCCATCTCCTGAATGCGCAGCATGACCTGGCCGGACTTATCCCGGCGCAGATCGCGCACCAGAACCTCCAGCGTCGCTTCAAAATGCTTGTTCTTGATCTCGATCCCGTTTTCACGGAACCCCTTTGCGTTGCGCCCGCCGATCCACTCGCGCATGGCCGGGCTCATGCCGAGCCACGCGTATTCCTCCGACGCCTGGTCGGAAGTGAAATAGTTTGACACATCGTTGATCCAAGCCGCGCCGATGTCCTGGGCGAGCGCCTTGTAAAATGTGCCGATGATCTGCCGCTCGGTTAATTTGTCAATCCCCATCTTTACGCCCTCCGTAAAAAGTTAACCCTTCAATCAAATCAGGTTTGGTTAGGCTTCCTTGGCCCAGACACCCCGCATCTTGGTGACACACCAGCCCGTCGCGTCCGCATACTCGATGCAGACATAGTCGCCCCGGTTCGCCGTGGCCTTGGTGTTGATCAGGTCTTTGTTGTCCGTGTTGGTCAGATCCGGACCCTTGATGCCGTCGTTGGCGTTGGGATCGATGGTGATGATAACCGTCCCGTAAGCCCCGCCGTTGACCACCTTGAACGCCATCCCCTCCACGGCCGGCAAGGTGATCGCCTTGGCGTCCACGGTCACGAAAAACACTTTTCCGGTGTCCTGATTGTCGAGCGTCTTGTTGTCGATCACGGTTTCCGCGAGCAGCCCTTCGTGCGGATCGGTATAGCCGTCGGTGTCGAACTCAACAACGCCGTATCCCGAAGCCGTGAATCGCCGGAAAAAGCCGATGAAAACCCCGCTGGTCTTGATGAAGGAAAACGCGTTGTCGTCCTGGGCGTACACCGGACAACCCTCGTCGGTGATGACCGCGCCGGTTACGGGCAGCACGACCGCGCCCTTTTTGATCACGCGCACGTTGATGGCAGCAGCAGCGCCGCTTTCGTTTGCCGCTTTCTTTTCCGCGAACCCGACGAACCGGTCGGCGGAGGTCAGCGGGCGGGCATGGCCGGAAGCCTTGACCAGCCCCACGGCCGCCCCCTCATAGATGGTGTCGCTGGCGATCACCGGAAACTCGTTGCGGTCGCCAACCTCGATGTCCCTCCAGGTATCTTTTGCTAATGTGGTCATGGCCTCTCACTCCTTTTTGAAAATTTTGGTTTTTCGCTATTTGCTTTTGCCGCCGAGGATCTTGATCAGGCCGAGGTCTTCGGCCTTGCGGAACGACAGATAGCCGTCAAAGTCGCCGCCGAACTCGCCGCGCAGCTCCTTGTCGCCATCCCATTTTTTCTTGGCCCGCTCCTCGATCGGCAGGCTGTGGTCCTCGGCCAGCTCCTGGGCCTTGGGCTCCGGGGGTATGGTGGCATCGACCGGTGCGATGCCGTCGGCCT